GAGATAAATGCCATCGCACAAGCACATGAGAAGATAGAAATTATAAATCATTACTTTCTTAATAGATAATAAATAACTAGAAAGTGATATTGAATAATGGGATTAGAAATTTCCGAAGCTATGTACGCTGGTCTATCAAAAATGGACAGCACAATATTACAGGAGGCTGCGACTGACTCTGAAAAATTTAATGATCTACTCCCAAAGACTATTAGATCTTTTTCAACCAGTGCGATTGATGCTGATGGACTTATTAACAGTTTTGTAAAGGAAATAAATTCTCTCATGGAAGAGAGATCTAATGCAAGTGTACAAGATAAAAATAGAAAAGCTGTATTTTCAGATTTAGCAGTTGGTATATCTGCTGTGTTACAAACTAGAAAAGATCTTGGTGTAGGCATACCAGATGAAGTATTCATGACAGGTAATACATGGCCTTCAGAAGTTGCACCTTTTAAAATCGCAGCTTTCGGGATGGATGATTATAATTCTTCAGACCTTATATTGAAATACGGAAATCTTTATTATGGTATATCCTTAAAGAAAAAAGCATATGCTAGTGCTGCTTCACCCACACTAATTAACAATGCATTTTCTTCTTTCTTTCAAGGATCAGAATTTACTAAATTGACTATGGAAATGGTAGAGGCTAAAACAAAGTTTTTTGCTAAAGTGATTTACGATGCTTGTACAGATAATACTCCAAATAGTCCTTTTTATGTTCCAGAGGCAAATGATGGGAAAGGTGGTACGATACTTGAGTGTAATCAAGTGTATCAAACTAAAGGAACTAAAAATTTAGTGAGTCAAAAATATACAATCAGTGGAATGAGATTGCAAAAAGATGGAACATTAAACATCCAAGATGCTAGAAAAATTTTAGATGTCAGAGTAGATATATGGAGAAAAAATAAAAAAGGTGATTGGGAAATTAAAAAAAATGTTAAGTTACTTCAACTAAAAGATATTAAAGCCTTAGCTCGTATTTCAAATGAATTTCCCACAGAGTTTCAAACTCGATTTAGAAAGTATATTAATGAATCATTGTATGCTAAGAACGGAAAAATATCTGAACTATGGACAACCTTTGTTCGTATTATGAATGATGATCGACCCAGACAAGGTGGTAGAAGCATTAAACAAACGATGATTGATAGTCTCTTCACTCGAATATTAAAAATAGATCTTTATAAAAAACTAGAAGAAATTAAAAGAAATGATTTTAGATTTTACTTGGTTACTGGCTCTGGAAGATCTCTTAAACCCAAAGGTTCAGAAATTTTTGAACCTAAAGTTGAACAAGGTACTACCAAATCATTAACGAGTATTTTAGCTAATTTAGCTGAACTATGTCCTGATGATTGTCAAAAGTCAATAGAATTTAAAGAAGCTTCTGAGACAGCAGCTATAGTAAAATTAACTTTGTTTGTTACACCAAAAGGAAGTTCAAGTAAAGTGCCGATCTTAGATATTGGTTTGAGGTATGGTGGAGACTTTAGTGCTTTCCCTCGTTTTGAAGCGACTATTACCAAAGAATTTATAGCATATGGAAAAAAGAAATCAAAATGAAGAATACACACTTAGAACACTTAGAAGATAATATTTTAAATGATGGATCAAGAGGTGGAATGGAAGCAGTCGCTTTTCTTCGTTCTCTTGGAGATATGTTAGATCAAGGTGCATCAGATGCTCGTGTAACTGTGAAGTGGGATGGAGCTCCTGCTGTGATATGTGGTGTTAATCCAGACAACGGAAGGTTTTTTGTGGGTACAAAATCTGTATTCAATAAGGTGGGCCCAAAGATCATGTATTCAGAAGAAGACGTGGATCGTATCTATCCGCCTGGGCAACTTGCAGAAAAATTAAAAGCATCTTACAGATATCTCTCACAACTGTCAATTCCAAATGTGATACAGGGTGATTTATTGTTTACTGATGATAAGTATGAAGCTGTGATAGGTGGTGAAAATTGTATTGCATTTCAACCAAATACAATTGTGTATGCAGTTCCAAAAGATAGTGACATTGGAGAGAAGATAGATCAGGCAAAGTTTGGAATCGTATTTCACACCTCATATTCTGGTAGAAGTTTAGATGCAATGTCCGCTAGTTTTGGTGATATCAACGTTCAAGGTAACACAGATGTTTTTGTAACATCATCTGATTTTAAAAATGCATCAGGTGAGGCAAATATGTCTGCTGCTGAAAAAACAGTTTACACAAATCTTGTTAATAAAACTGAGGGATCTCTAAAACAAGCATCTCGTTTTCTTGATATGATGAAAACAAATGATATGAATAAATTTACTTTAAATATTATGTTCAAGACTTTCTTTAATAGATATGTTCGTGAAGGTAAAAGTTTAGTTGGTGCTCGTAATACTGCAAGAGATTTTGCGACTTACTTTTCAAATGCATTGGATAAAGAAATTACAACTAAAAAGATGAAGTCTACAAAAGATAAATACTTAGAGCTTAAGAACAAGGGTCTTAAATTTATCTCTGATAATCAACAGGCGATATACATGACTGTTGCATCTTACATGAATTTACAAGCTGCTAAGAATTTTATGATTCGTAAGTTGCAAAAGGTGAATACATTTGGTACATTTCTAAGGACATCAAATGGATATCGTGTGACAGCACCCGAAGGGTTTGTTGCAATCCGATCAGGTAGAGCTCTTAAACTTGTAGATCGTTTAGAGTTCAGTCGTGCAAACTTTACCGCAGATAAAAATTGGGATAAAGGTAATCCCATGCCAGCTCCGAAAATATGAAGAATTTTACATCATTCATAACTGAGGCATTATCCTCTCAGTCAGTCGCAAAACCTGATCCAAATAAGGATGAGGCAGATATGACTGTGGCTTTTGGTCGTTTCAATCCACCTACGACTGGACATGAGAAACTTATGAATAAGGTAAAACAGGTGGCTGGAAAAGGTAATTATGAAATCTATCCATCACGTTCAAATGATCCAAAGAAAAATCCTTTAGATCCAGAAACAAAGATTGGATATATGCAACAAATGTTTCCAACTCATGCAAAACATATTGTTAATAATCCAAATACAAAAACAATATTTGATGCCTTGAAGGGTGCAAATGAAAGAGGTGCAAAGTCTGTTAATATTGTAGTTGGACAAGATCGTCAATCTGAATTTCAAAATCTAGCAAACAAATATAATAATAAACTCTACAAGTTTGATCGTATTAATGTAATATCAGCTGGAGATCGTGATCCAGATGGAGAAGGTGTAAGTGCCATGTCTGCATCTAAATTAAGAAAAGCTGCTGCGGATGATGACTTTGATACATTTAGAACTGGCATTCCACAGAGTTTGAAAGATGATAAAGCAAGAGAGTTATATTCTGCGATACAAAAAGGAATGAAACTACCTAATAAGAAGCAACAAAATGAAATGTGGAGAATTGCTCCTAAGTTTGATTGGAAAAATCTTCGTGAGAATTATATGAATGGAAATATATTCCGTGTGGGTGACTTTGTAGAAAATGACAACACTGGTTTGATTGGTAAGATTATTCGCACAGGTGCGAATCACATCATCGCAGTAACTGAGGATAACATGATGTTCAAATCATGGATCAAGGATATCACTGAGAAGTTCACTGAAGTATCTGGTGTGCCTGCAAATCAAAGGGAAGTTGGAACAGATGCTTTGAGACAGTACACTCAAAGACTTTCACATAATCCTATCATCCTTAATTTTATAAATAAATCTAGAAGAAAACGTGCAAAGAGTAATGTCTAAAAAATTGGATCAATCTTTAGTGGACGCATATGCCTCCATTTATGAAGCGAGAAGAGGTCATGCAGCTGGATCATCTGACTTAGAGAAGCAGGCTTCTCAGTTGGCATCTGACGTTCGTTACAAAGCAAAGGGAAGAGTAAAAGAAGGAACAAACCGTGAAGAGTTAAAGAAAATATATCTAGGACTAATTCAATCTTCACCAGCACCAAATGTTGTAAAACAGATGGCGAAGAAAAAACTTATTGGAGAGGGGTATATTTCAGAAGAGGGGTATGATGTTGCAAGAGATGAAGGAAGAGTAAGACCATCTAAGGATAAGAAAGATGCAACTACCATGCAAAAATCATCCGCACAAACTGAAAAACAAAAATTAGAAAGACAAAAGAAAGGTGATCAAGCACTAAAATCTGTAGTCGATGATCTTCGTAAGAAGTATGGTAAAAATGTAATTATGAAAGTGGGTAAGAAACAGAAAACTAATGAAGAGACTGAGTTGCAAAGAATACAGAATGCAATCAAAACTAAAACTATGAATGGTAAAACTTTGACTGATAAACAGATCGAGGGTTTGAAAGCAGGTCTTACTCAAGGTGGTAATAAAGTAGAAATGGGAGAAGAGAAGAAACCTCTTCCTAAAACTAAGATGTATCGTAAGGCGGGTAATCTAAGTCGTAAGGCACTTAGCAAAGGACTTGACAGTAAAGAAGGTAGTAAAGCACAAGATAGGTCTTCAAAGATTGTTAGTGTCATAGCTTCTGATGATGAAAGAAAAAGATTTGATAAGATGAAAACTAAAAAATCAGAACTCAGGAATGAGGAATTAGTTGATGAAATGTCTTGTCCATCACCAGCAGTGATAGATCGAAAGAAGAAAAAGAAAAGTGGTATGTCTCTTACGAAGGAATCATATGGTAGGAATCCACTCACAGGATTACCAACAGGATTGAAAAGTGAAGGTGAAAAGAAAAAAGAAAAAATGATGACAGATAAACAAAGAAGAATGATGAAGGTTGAGGGAATGGATCCTGTCGGTAAGGAAGACGGTGACATCAACAATGATGGTAAGAAAGACGGAACAGACAAGTATCTTGCAAACAGACGTAAGGCAATCGGTAAAGCAATTGCGAAGAAACGTGGTCGTGTGAAGGAAGGATTTTCTGCGTGGAGATTAGATCTTAACTTTGATGAACAAGTAAAAAAGTAGAAGGGGGACTGGTTTCTCCCAAGTCCCCAAACTGCATAGTGATGCCTGAGAAGGATGGGTCTGAGGACAAGAAGAGTACAAAATCAGTTGTAAATAAAAAACAAAAACAGTTTATGAATCAAGAGGAACAACTTGATCTATCTTCTGTTGCAGAATCTTTTGGTGGACGAATTGTTGGAGAACCTGTTGAGTTGGATGAATTAGTTGTAACTGGAACACTAGGAACAGCAGCTGCAATTAAATACGGTATTCCAGCTCTAATCGGTGTTGGTGCAGGGGCTTATGATTACTATAAAAAACGTAAAGGTGAAAAGGGAATATTTCCATCTCCACAAGATTATTCTAACGTAGTTAGTAAGATTAAAAATATATTTAAGTCCAAAAAGAAGGAGGACGATAAGACAAAAAACAAAGTAAAGGTAGAACCAAAAACTGAACCAAAAGTTGAACCAAAAGTTGAACCAAAGAAGAAACCTAATCCTAAAGAGAAACCAGAAGTAAAACCAAACCCAAATCCTAAGAAAACACCACCAAAAGAAACACCAAAAATAGATCCTAGTAAAACACCAAGGCAACCTAGAAAGATACCTAAGAAGACACCACCAGTAAAAACACCACCTACTAAGACTCCACCAACAAAAACACCACCAACAAAAACACCACCAACAAAAACACCACCTACTAAGACTCCACCAACAAAAACACCACCTACTAAGACACCACCAGTAAAAACACCACCAGTAAAAACACCACCTACTAAGACTCCACCAACAAAAACACCACCAACAAAAACACCACCAACAAAAACACCACCAACAAAAACACCACCAGTAAAAACACCACCTACTAAGACACCACCAACAAAAACACCACCAGTAAAAACACCACCTACTAAGACACCACCAGTAAAAACACCACCAACAAAAACACCACCTACTAAGACACCACCAACAAAAACACCACCAACAGAAACACCTTCAAAAACAAAAACAAAAACAAAATCAAAAACACCAAATAAAAATAAAAAGAGTTTTAAAGATTTTGCAATAGCTGGTGGTGCTGGATTTGGTCTTTCAAAACTTATTAATCCAAAAGCGCCTGGTGCTGGCAGTGGCAGTGGAGTAGGTAAGAAGGTGCCTGGTGGATTTAGATTAGGAGGCCTCCCAGGCACGGCTCATAATGTTGGTAGAAGAATCAATCCACAATAAGTTGTATATATAGTATTAGTGTATTTTACAGAAAAATGTTGTCATTTTTATTACCCTTCGCATCGAAGATAGTTTCCGATGCAGTGAAAAAGATTCCCGATGATGCAGAATTGGGAGAAAAACTTGTTGAAATTTGTTTAGTAGTATTAGAGAAAGCAGTCAAGTTGACTAAAACAACTGCTGATGATAAACTACTTGAGGCTGTCAAAGAAGCACTC